AAGGCCACTGCCATTGCTGCCCTCAACGGCGGCAAGCTCATCATCGAATCCACCGCCAACAACTGGGGCGATGGCCTCCACCGTGAGTGGATACGGGCTGAGAAGGGTGAAGCCGAGTACAATCGCCTCTTCTTCCCTTGGTTTGCTCACAAGGAATACACCTCCCAGGTTCCCCTGGATGATGATGGTGAGCCCATTCCCCTCTCCTGGCGACCCGATGAGGAAGACCTCAAGGAGGAGTGGGACCTCACCGATGGCCAGCTCCTGTGGCGTCGCCAGAGAATCGGCAAGCTGGGCCTTGAGAAGTTTCGCCGTGAGTTCCCAGTCTCCGCTGAGGAAGCTTACACGGTTGCGGGTTCCACTTACTTCAAGGAAGGGGACTGGGAGGGGGTGGAAGTCCTCTCCATCGACAATCCCAACTGGACTGTGCTGGAAGAGCCGCAGGGGGGCGATGCCTACGCCATCGGGGTGGACGTTTCTGCCGGTGTGGGCCGTGACTACTCCGTCATTTTTGTGATGTCGAAGCTCACCGGTTCACCTGCCGCCATCTGGAGATACAACAATGTGGAGCCCACGACCCTGGCGGAGCACATCATCGACATCGCCACCGAATACAACGACGCCCTGGTCCTTGTGGAAGCCAACAACTTCGGCGGTGTGGTCCTCAACCAGCTTCGCCACAATGGCTGGGGTCGCCTCTGGAAGGGGCCCGATGGCAAAGACTGGGTCACCTCAGCCAAATCCAAGGGGCACGCCTTCGAAGGCATGAAGGCCAACATCATCAGGGGCGTTGTTCGTCATATCGACCGTATTACTTATGATGAATGCCGCTCCATTACTGTCAATGAGCGTGGCACTATCGAACTTCTGAGACCTGGGGGCAAGCACGGAAATGAGGGACACAGCGATAGTGCTATGGCATTTGCTCTGGCTTCGGTATGTCTCGATAAGGTCAAACTTCCGGAGATTCAAAAGCTTCCGGAGTGGATTCGACAGAGAAGAATAGATAGAATCATCAATAATCACGGCGCAGCCTGTGGACCCACCCGGAGATACGCATAATGAACAAGACTGATGTTGTCAAGACCATTCAAATCATCTTCAGCGAACACAACGACTACTGGCAGCAGAAGTCATCTGAGATGAAGAAGTACAGGGACGTCTACCAGACCCAGTTCTGGCGAACCCTGGACTACGACGCCTCCATGATTCGTGTGGAGACGCCAGATGGCTACTCCTACATCGAGTCCTACATCGCCTCCCTCTTCACCAGAGCCCCGGCCGTGGTGGTGGGTAAGGACATCGCAGCCAATGTCAATGACGGTGTGCAGGGCAATCCCGATGCTGCCCAGGCCGTCATCAATCGCTGGCTCTTCAGGAAGCGGGAGCAGATTGAGAATGCCTCCCGTCTCGCACTCATTTACGATTATGCGGCTCTGAAGCTCATCCCCCAGGCATCCGACCAGATGCTGGACAAGGCTGAAGCTGTTGCCGTTCCACCTTGGGAGGTCATCGTTGACAGGGATGCTGGTGCCCCTCAGCAGCAGCGCTTCATTGGCCACACATACTTCATGACTCTGACAGATGCGAAAGCTCGTTTCGGGGCAAAGAAGTTCACCGCCATCCCTAAGCTTGACTACTTCGACAAGTACGGTCCATCAAATGCAATGCCAAGATACGATGGTCAAGCTCGTCAGTCAATCGATGACCTCCCAGACTCTTACCTCTACATCCAGGTGGTGGAACTCTACGACCTCCTTCAGGATGAAGTCTACTTCTGGACCCCTCAGTGGCAGAATGGTGGGGACCTCCTGGAAAGGGCACAGATTCCTCTCAGGACTTGCGATGAGAGGCCCGTTCCACCCCTCTCCCTCCTCTACTACAGTCGTGTGCCTGATTCTCCCATGGAAGGTATCTCAGCCATGGGCCGTGTCTACGACCAGCTGTATGAAAAGAACATCCTTCGGACTTACTGGGCCAACTCTGTCCGCCGTGACTCCCGTCAGTACATCTACAAGGAGGGAACCATGGACGAGGAGGCACTGGCCAAGGTGACTGCTGGTGTTGATGGTGCCATGATTGCGGTGGACAATGACACTCTGGATGGTGTCATCCGTGAGGTGCCCATCACCCCCATTTCCACCAACTTTGACCGCTACTCAGCTTATCTGGAGCAAGACCTCACCAAGGGCTCTGTCATCCAGTCCTTTGCTGGTCAGCCCACCAAGGCGTCGGCCACCGAGATTACCGCCATCGCCTCTTATGCAGCCTCAGAAATGGGCAAACTTGCCAGGGAGAGGGATGCCATGATTGAGCACATCTCCCTTGTCTACCTCCGATACATCTACCTCCTCGCTGATGAGGGACAGAGTGCCATCGTGGAGGCCGCTGGCAAGGCTGTGGTGGTAAAACCTGAGGATTTGGATGCCCAGTTCAAGATTGTGGCCCTTGACCAGGGTTCCCAACCCCTTGCAGATGCCCTCAAGAAGCAGAACCTGGTGGCCCTCCTTCCCACCCTTCAGTCGCTGGGTGTTCCTGGTGATATCCTGCTGGAAGAAGTTGTTCGTGCCTATGAGCTTCCTCGAACATTCCTTGACAAGGCAAGGGAAGCCATGCAGGCAGGTGCCGCTGCGGCCGAGGAGAATGTAAGGGCTCCCACCTCGGCTGCCGCATCTCGCCTGGAAGCGGGTCCCACCGAGCAAATCAACTCAGCATCCCAGATAGCCAATAGAATCACCCGCGGAGGTCCTAACCGCTAATGCCCATCTACGAATACAGAATCCACACGCCTGACGGGATTGCAACCGATTCCGTTATCGAGCACATCTGCTCTTGGAAGAACAAGCCCGCCAAGCTCGTTCATCCAGACGGCTCTTTTGCCCTTCCACTTGTCTCCATGCCTGCCAAAACACCTGGCGGATGGCATGGCAACTGGAGCGAGGGACTCTCATCCAATACTTACTCTCAGGCACTGGGAAGGCCCGTTGCAAACAAGTGGGAGGAAGCAAAGGCCATGAGAGCGAAGGGATTTATCGCTGAGTCAGACCTTGGAAAAGATTGGGTGGCCAACACCCAGGAGAAACTTGCCAACCGCTGGCAAGCTCAGGCAGACTACAGTCATAAATACCAGGAGAACCTCAAGACAATGTCCCCTGAGGATGCAGTTGCTGCAACTTGGACCGCTGAGGATTGTCTCAACGGCAAGGTCGATGAAGTGTACTCACAAGAAATCAAAGGAGTGTGATTATGAAAATGCCAAAGAAAGTTGAAGTTGAAGTGGAGATGGACGGCGAGGAGGGTCCTGCCTCCGGTATGGCGGAGTCCGCCATGGATGAAGACGAGGCCATGTACGATGAGATGGCTCCCAAGGGCAAGTTTACTCCCAAGGGCCTCGCTCCCCTGGTGAAGGCTGCCAATGTCCTCCTGCCCCTGTTCGGCCAGAGCGGTGATTATCCCAACATCACTGAAACCGTCACCGTCATTCCCACCGACCTCTTCAGGGTTCTGTCCATGTTTGCCGCCGCAGTGGATGATGCCATTGCCGGGGATGTTATTGATGCTGAAATGGCCATGGACTTCAGCGGTGTTCGTGATGATTCTTCTCTCATGCTCATTGCTGGCAAGCTCTCCAAGCTCGCAGCCAACCGTGATTTCAAGAAGTTTCTGAAGGAGCCCATGGCTCCCAAGGAAGAGGAGAGTGGTGTCGATGAGGAGAGGACTCCCATGCCCACCATGTCCCCAGAAGATGAAGACGCCATGATGATGGGTCGTATGTAAGATAACCAACAGGAGAAAGAGATGAACAACGCAACCGAGACCGTTACCAACGACACCTCGGTCCAGACAGACAATGTCCAGACCGAGACACCCAGCATTGATGAGCTGGACCTCACCATCGATGAGATTATCAAGCTCAACGAGGAAGATTTTCCGGAGTTCAAGGATGATGCCCAACACAAGGGAATGAAACCCCTTGCCCACTGGATGCAGCACGTGCCTGAGGATGTGAGGAAACACATTGCCAACCTGAGAGCTGACTACTCTCGCAAGACACAGACACTCTCAGCCGAACGAAAGGAAATCGAAAGACTCAAGGAGGAGCTGACGGCTTCAAAGGCCGGTGTTATCGATGGTCCCCTGGCAAAGATGGTGAAGGAAGTAGATACAACCGCAGAATACGACCTCTTCGACCCAGATGGCATGAAGAATGAAATCAAGAGGCAAGCCACCCTCATGCTTCAGGAGATGCTGAAGCCCGCTCAGGAGCAAGTCCAGGCCGAACAGCGCAAGCTTGCCCTGGAGAGGTTCAAGGCCGAGAATCCTGAGCTGACGCAGCCTGAGTATCGGGCACCCATCCTCCAGCTCCTGCAGGAGAGACCTGAGCTTCGACTGGAAGACGCCTTCTTCATTGTCAAGGCCAAGGTGGATGGTGTCAAGGTTTCTGAGGAGAGGAAGAGGATTGCTGAGCAGAAGACCCAGCGAGCTCAAGTCCTTCAGAAGTCGGGTGGTGGCTCCTCAGTTACTCCTAAGGGCACACCCAAGTTCAAGTCTGCTTGGGACGCCTATCAGTACCACAAGAACGCCAGCGATTCAGGTAGGCGATAACACTCGAAAACTAATGAATACATACATTAGAAGCCGCAACCTTTCCCTGGCATTGAGCAACCCATCGGACACTGCTCACAAAATGGTGGAGGAGAGCACAATCGGAACCCGGGTTGGCCGGATAATCCAAATCAGTTAGAAACACTAAACACAAGAGGAAACGAAAATGGCAATCAGTAATGACCTGCTCTCCTCAACCCTGTACTCCATCAGGGACGGAGAGGTTGATGAACTCTACAAGAAGGTAGCCCTCCTCGACGGTATCCGTAAGAACGGCGGTGTCGAGACCGAGGATGGCGGTATCAAAATCCAGCGGCCCCTCGCGCTCGCTGAGCACAGCACCATCACCCAGCTCGCCACCGGCTACGAGCCCGTCTCGCTCGCCGTCAACGACATTCTTCGTCCTGCTGTCTACGACTGGTGCGACTTCACCGCTCCCATCGTGGTCACCAAGAAGGAAGAGCTGGAGAACTCCGGTGACAAGGCCGTCGTCAAGATTGTCGAAGCCCGTATGCGCTCCGTCATGGGCATGCTCCGTCGAGAGATGAACAAGCAGATGTTGCAGGGTAACAGCACGGTCCTCACCGCGCTGAACACCCTCAACGGCGACAGCGCCGGCGGCACCGGCTTCATCGAGCCCGAGCTGCCTGCTAACCAGACAAACGTCGTTGGCGGTATCTCCAAGGTCACCTTCCCCGTCACGGGCTGGCAAAACCAGTTCTTTGATGCGGCCGGTAACTTCGGCACCAACGGTCTCCGTGGTCTCACCGAGCTCGGCGTTTCTGCCCAGAACGTTGCTCCCATGGGCGACATCAAGCACGTCATCATGAGCCAGAAGGCGTTCTCGCTCTACCGCGAGAGCCTCCGCGCCCAGGAGCGCTACGTTGACGAGAAGACCCTCGACGGTGGCCGTCTTGCTCTCGCTTGGGCTGGCGCCCTTGCCGAGGCTGACCCCATCATGGGCTTCGCTGCCAACTCTTCGACGGCTGGTGCAGGGTTCTACTCTGCTTACCTCCTCAACTACGACGGCATCAAGCTTGTCTTCCACTCCGATGCAGACTTCGCTGTGAGCCCCTTCGAGTACATCTCCGGCACCACCGCTCGTGCCGCTCAGCTGTACGTGAAGGCCCAGCTCATTGCTGACTTCCTCGGTGGCCAGGGCCTGCTCTTCGATGCTGAAAGCTGATAACTAAGGTCACAAAGGAGACAAACAAATGGCTACTTCTACTCTACTTCAATACCTTGATGCGAACTCTCTCATCAGCAACATCACGGGCTCTCCGGGCTCCTACTCCACTGTCCAAATCCCCGATGTGTCCAACCGCAGGCAGGTTGAGACCTTCATTGCAGGCGGCACCGTCGCAGTCGGCGATGCCGTTGCTCTCGACGTTTCGAAGTCTGGTGCGGCCAAGGCCGTCACCGTCATCGAGGCTCCTGCTAACAGCGGTGCGCTGGTTATGGGCGTCTGCATCGGCTCTGCCGAAACCGATGGCTCTCTGACCGCCGGTAGCAAGTTGAACGTCGTTGTTACGGGCTACGTCGCTTCGGCCGATGTTGAGACCGGCGTTGCTGCAGGTCAGGCTCTCGTGGTCGGCGCTACCGCCGGTCGCTTTGCCGCCCTTGCGAACGCTGCAACCTCGACCTCGGCGGTGTTCATCAGCGCGCCGGTCACCGGCACCGGCGCTGCCCAGAACACTGCTCACGGTCTGGGCGTTGTTCCTGACCTCGTGTTCGCGATTCCTGACGACCTCAACGTCGCGACCATCGGTGCCTACGCTGTGACCACCGGTACCCACACTACGACCAACGCAATCTTCACGGTGACCCTCAACAAGGTCTACCGCGTGGTTGCTATCCGTCTCTCCGCTGCAGAGAAGCAGGCCGGTGCCATTGCTGGTCCTGTGGCTGTTGCGCTCAGCGCTGAGAGCGGCAACAAGGCCGAAGTGTTTGTTCTGAAGCGCGGCTTCTGATAACTAATGGAGGGCCCGCTCTTTCGAGGGCGGGCCCTCTCTGCGTTTGTTGAATACATAATGATGGAGTCCACATGAACCTCACTGCCATTCGAGAAAAAATCAAGAACACCCTCGACTACAGTCCTGACCTGCAGGGGTTCAATGACCAGTTGGATAGCTTGGTCAATGACGCTTATCTCAACATTTGGACGCTCCGTCGTTGGACATTTTCTCAGAAGCTGGCTCTTTTTCAGTTCTTGCCTGACATTCTTCCTACACGGGATGTGATTGCTCCCTCCACTGGAGTCAACGCCAACGTAGTCAAGGGTTCAAGGCGAGTCACCTTCAGTGCTCCGATGGATAGACTCAAACCTGAGGATTGGGAGGGCGCAATCTTTGGCCTCGACAACCTCGAATACACCATTTCTAAAGTGGTTGCCCAAGATGAAATCTTGCTGGATAAGCCATTTGTTGGCACCACTGATACCGATTCTACCACCTGGGTCATCAAGAAGCGCTACTACAAGCTTCCCCAGAATTGCCTCGAGCTCCTCGCCCTCTCGCATAGGGACAATCCCAGTAACGTCGGCTCCGGGGCACTGCCGCCCTATGGAAAACTCCGTGCCATTTTGCCGAGACGTGACGAGGAGCTCAACCTTCGCACAGACTACAAGGCCGCCTATGCTGAGGCTTTCGTCTGGACACCACCGGCCTTTGTGCCACCTGCTGAAAAATTGAGTCTGACAACAACACTTCGAGTGCTGGAACCCAATGCTGGTTTTGCTGCAGGTTCTTGGCTTGAAGTATGTTGGGCTTTCATCACTGCTGATGGTCAGCTTTCAGCCCTCTCACAGCCACAAACCATTCAGATGCCAGCTGGACAGGGTACTTACTCCATCACTGCTTCCTTCCTCTCCTGGGATGACCAGTCCATTGTGGCCGATTCATTCCAAACACAGGACAGGCAACCCACCCAGTACGAAGGTTTCCGCAAGGTTGTATTCTGGAATGAGAACTTCAACCGTTCCACAGGTGAGAGGTTAGGTCTTCCTGCCTGGAAGTTCTTCAACCAGGGCGGTGTGGTAAGAAATGTGGAGACTTACCTCAACAACATCATCGCCCAGGATACCGATTCAACTGTTTCCATCCCATTCTTCAACTGCATCGACCCAGGAAACAATCGATACATTGAAATCGATGGCCAGCACCTTCGGATTCGTCCCTATCCTCGTGTGGATGCCTGGGATGTCACAGTTACCCAACAGGCAGCCGTTTTGGGTGGCACTCCTAAGGTTCCTCAGGACTTCCTTCGTTACGGAGAAATGAGATATGTCTACAAGCCCCCTCTCCTTGCTGAGGCGACTGATACGCCTGAGATGCCTTATGAGTTTCATCAGCTCATTGTTTACAAGGTCCTGGAGGAAGTCTACCTGAAGCTGGGAAATATCTCCCTTTCAGACAACTACAGGCGCAGAATCGAAAAAGATGTAAAAACGTTCGAGAAGAGGTATTGCGACCACATTGACTCAAGCATTGTCAGGGGTCGTTTCAATATCGGAGCTACGGAGGGATTTGCTCCTTACGACTACCAATCACTCCGGAGACTTAGCTGATGATTGCCAAGAAAACCATTCAGTTCAAAAATCTTCCAGGCATTGAACAGCGCTGGCAAGCACCAACGACTGCTTCTGCCGAAGATATCACGGCTTGTAGGGTTGACCCGCTGGGTGGTGGTTGGCTTTTTGACAGGGGCATTGAGCCCTTCTGGGACCCTGGTTCCACATTCACCCCAGGTCTAAGCCAAAGCACAATCAAGTCACTGTTTGTGGACAAGGTTGATTCGCTCTTTGTCTGGTCCAAGCAGAACACCGAGCAAGTCTACTACATTGCTGAGAGTGGTGGCAAACTCTACTACTGGTGGGGCAACAAGGGCTCCAACGCAGTGGCAAACTTCTACAATGACTGGGTCCTCCTCCAGGAAGGAAGACACATTCCCAAGCTCAATGAGCCCGGAACACAGTACATTCCCTATGGCAACAGACTTCTCATCATCAATGGATTTGACAAGCCACTCTGGTTCTACGGTCGTGAAAAGGTTCGTGACTACGGATTCACACTGCCCACACCCTCTCCAGAGCCACTAGAGATTCAGCCCGGTTACCTGGACGGTTCTGAGACTCTCAACGTTGGTGTGGCGGCACCCTCTTTCGGCCCCAACTCTTCCATCGGGTTGGGTTTCACAGACGATGCTGACCCCAACAACTTTGACTACAAGATGACATTCATCACCGACACTGG